AATAGCTTACGCTAATATTTTCGCGGGAGAAAGCTTTTGCAAACTTCTCACGGAGACTGGGTTCGCCAGAGATCTTGCTATCTGGGGCGGTGTTTGTCGCTTTAGCGCTTTCGAGAGCGGCATCGACATCGGGCTTCTGCTCTTCAACTTTAACCTCTGCGGTTACAGTAGAAGCTTTGCTGACTTCCTTGAGACGAGCCTCGACTTGCTCAGAAATCTTCTTCTCGATTTCGGCCTGTTGAGCTTTGATGGCCTCTTTGTTCTTATGCTTCCAAACAACATTGAACTTCTCTTTGTAAGAAGCGAAAGCCTCTTCAGAAGCGTCAAGAGCTTGGACTTCACCGATAACCAGCTTGCGGTCTTCGTCAGAAAGATCGAAAGCAGAATCAAGTTCAGCTACGCGAGCGTTTTGGCGAGCAAGAGCTTGCTCTTCAGCTTGAACTTTCTTGATCTGGTTAAGCTCTTCTTGAGTCTTGGAAAGCTCCGACTTGATGTTTTCTACGGAGGCGACAGTCTCTTTGTAAAGCTTCTCGGCTTGCTCTTTAGCGTTTTTCTCTGCGGACAGAGACTCGCGATACTCTGCGTCCTTTTGCTTGATAGCGTCTACGAATTGGCTAGTCATCGAAGCGACAGCCTCTTCACCAAACTTTTTTTCCAAAAGGGCAGACTTAAGTTCTGAAATAAGTTTTTCTAAGTCCATATGGTTTATATTTTTTACATTTTTTATCACTGAAATGGAATTTGATTTTTTATTCGTCAAAAAGGCGGCAACTTCTTGTTGAAAATCAGCAGAAGACTTTTCTGTTTCTATGTCTTGATTTTCCTCCTCTTTATCGTCTTCCTTATCGTCCTCAGAGTCTTTGAGCGAGATGCTTGCATCATTATCAAAAGCGACGACACCATTGACTTGTGCTGCCGGATTGGTAGTGAAACCGCCGCCAAGAGGATAAATCTCTCCAACAATTAAACGATAGATTGGAGTGCCGTCATTCATTTTGCCGCTACCACCTTTGGCTTTTAAAAACTGAGAAAGCTCTTGAACTTGGGCCGCGTCTGTAACAATCTCCGCTTCTTTAAGCGATTGGCTACCGACTGCTAAGTAATAGCTACTAAAACCAATTTCCCAGCTTGCAGAGATGGCGTTGTTAAACTTGTCGTTCTTGTCAGAATTGCGTAACATCAGCGATGTAAAGGACTTATCAACAGTTCTGTAGATAACACCTGCAACTGAAAGATAAATTGGATCAAGGGTTTGAGCGGCTTCATCGTCGCTCATAAACTTGTTATCTTTAAAGTCATTAAACGAATAATTAGTAATATGCCCGACAACTCTCTTTTTGTTATGCTCGATATTGAGATACTTGTGCAGGAATCTTTTGGCGATCTTCGAAGCGGTAGCGCCCGAAATGCCGTCGCCATTGTTGTTGATCATATTCGGGACAGCAAGATTGAATGAAACCCCAAGTAAGTCTGGGTTATTCTCTACGTCGATATTGGGTGAAAGTTTTTTTAACTCGTCTAACGAAGCTTTGGAAAGTAGTGGAAAATCTGTGTCCCCAAGTTTATGACAGGCAAAAGAAATCCCGTCTAATCTTGTTTTGTATTTAAAAGACATATATTACTTTACAGCAGAATGATAAAAAATTGCCGCAGAATATTCTTCTAATAAAAATTCATCCGCAGTCTGCGAAACTTGGGGCAAAGGCTTCAGTTTCTCAATTTCATCAAGATCAGCCATACACTTTTGCAGGGTTGGAACCCAGTTCTGTCTGTCCGAAGAGGCTACAACTTTCTTGCATAGATCTACAACACTCTGCTTTTGCTGCTTTGACAACTTCTTTACCTTGAACTTATTAGCAACAAAGTCTTCTGAGGCTTTCATAAAAGCATCAACCTCATAAACAACTGCTTGAATATCTTTGCGCGAAGCTTGGTTAGGAGTGCCCAAGGGTCTTCCGGCAACGCCATTAGTTGGGGCTGCGGTAGGAGTAGCTGGAGCATCAGAAGACATAACTGGAACACCACCAACAATTGGATTATAGTGACCTTTTTCTCTCTCAGAAAGGAACTGCTCCTGCGCGGGCGCGAGGGCGCGCGCGTCCGGCAATTTACCTGTTTGAATAGCTTCGATACCTTGCTCTGGAGTAAGGATAGAAAGCTCCATCAAGCGAGAGATCGTTCTCATATACTGAGTCTCGTCCTTCAAGTCGATCTCGGTAAACTTAGCTGTAGGATAAGCTCTGAATCCCAGATCCTTTGAAATGCGGATAATTTCAGGCTGGAGAACATCATTCAGGAAAGAGTTTCTCGCTTCTTTCAAACGCTCCATAAAGAAGCTAATCTTTGCATTTTGACCATTATACTTCTCCTCTCCAAGCAGCACATTCATTAAGCCCTCTTTAATATCTTGATTCAAGATCTTATATTTCTCTTCGCCCACCACCTTTTTAAGATCAGGAATAACAAACTCGGCTCTTGTGGTATAGTCAGAAACCAGAACGCGACCAACACTTTCGCTCATGAAAAGGTTTTGCATTGCCGTCATATTGGCAGGATTAATTCCGCCCTTATCTGGCTCCGCACCCATCGTAATCAAAAGAATAACGTTTTCGACGGTACGGGAAATCGCTTGATCGATATGCTTTAGTTCGATCTTTGCGTTGACATCTTCTAAAACAGGATAGGCGAAGGGAATGGCGAAAGGCTCGTAATCTTGTTTTTTGTAAAAAGAATAAAGCAAATATTGAGGATCGAGCTTCATCTTTAACCCGTCTCTAAAATACTGCTTGCTCTTTATCTGCTGCTGAACTTCTGGAGGAAACCCTTTTAGAAGCTCAACGTCAGCGTCATCTTTTGGGTTCTTCAGCCTCTCAAGTTCATACTCAGATAAAACTTTTTCATATACAGCCTCCGCAAAGGAGCTAGAAATTTTTGCAACGATCTCGTATGGATTAATTAGAATATAGCGAAGAGGGACGCGATTATTCACAATCCCGTTCTCGCTGAGACCTGAAAGAAGTTTAAAATCTTCGGCATTGAACTTACCATCAATCCGATAATAAAAGATATTTCCGCTGCGGTAGTATTCGCGGAAATACTGATCTTTCATCTTCCACAGTTTGATTTTCTTAAACCATTTGCTGAAGAACTCCCTGCTTCTTTCTGTACCGCCCTCAAGATAAATATCTGTATTGGCAAATTCAGTGGCAATATCAATTGTGTTTCTTACAATCGCGACATTTGCATAAGCCTTTTGACAGAGCAAGATAGAGTCTCTAACATCTACGCCATCTTTTGAAAAATCAAAAGGTAGTAGCCCTTGGCTCAATAGAGCATATCTACGAATATTACTATCAGTGCCATTGGCTGGTATTCTGCTCTTAGTCGAAGATGAGCTAGAAGATGTTCTTGAAGCTTTTGATATATCGTTAAAATAAGAACCTCCAACAAGTTTTGGCTCTACTGGAGCTTGCAAAACAGCTTCTGGTTTCTTGTTCTTATTCCAGTACTCGGATTTCTTAATATAAGAGCGCGCCATTTTAATAGTCCTTTATATTAAAAGTTACACGCAAAAGTCTAAAAGTACTTTCTTTTACTTTCATTTAGCGAGCAAAAAACGGAGTAAAAGTAGAAGAAACTGTCTGCATCTGACAATCCATCATATCGAAATAAACTTTTGTCATCCAGTTTCCTAAAACAAGACAAGAGTAAGAGTCTTTTCTTGTCTTTTCTGCGCCACTCTGACGCTTTAATTCTGGCGGCAAATCAAAACTTTGGTGACCATTAGCAGTAGTTGTCGGAATAATTAACGAACACTGAGCTTTGACAAGCTCTATCATATCCGCTTGATGGTCTACAAAATCTACCATCTTAGCTTCAATGCTTTGACTGTCTTCTTGATCCCTCACGAACTTTAAGTTCTTAATAGGGATAGTCTTACCCTTTTGAGTAGTAAAGTCGTCATTAACAGCTTCTGCTGCGAACAAGATTTTACGGTGGTCAAAGTTTGACTGGAGAAGTTCGTTACCGTACCTTATCCAAGGGCTAGTTGGGATTCTCAAATAACAAATGCGCTTCTGCTCTAAATTATAAACTGATCTAGCTTTACGAAGTTCAGTTTGATAATTTTCCGGCGAATCAAAATCAGCCTCAAACATCTTTACTTCGATCTTTGCATTCTTAAATAACTCGCTTTCATTTGCCGCATTGATGAACTGGACACCGCCGTTATAGTCTCCGCACATTGCAACAACGTTGAAGCTCGTCATCAAATAATTAAGATATTCGATATGCTTTTTTAAGTTAGTTCCAGAGACTGCATAATTGTGAACGAGAATGCCTCTTTTGTTAGCTTTATCGAGTTTGATAACATTCATTGCAAAATCGTCAGACGATTCGTTCTCTGCCCAAGAAGGATCAAAGCTAAGAATGTATTCTGCGTTTCTTTCCCCCGCAAGCTCGATGCTCTGCCCCTCTCCAGCCTTTATAGTGCATTCGTGCATCTTGCTGAGTTTAAAATAACCAGAAGAGTCGTCCATAAATCTAGATCCGAACTCTCGCATAAATTGAGACTCGGACATTGTAGACTTCGCTTGGGTCAAAAGACTTTCGTCGTACAAACCTTGAGGCGCGACATCATAAGAAAAGTGCAGGATCGCTCTTGTTGCACCGCCCTTACCATCTTTCTCTGGATAACTAATTAAAGATTCGTACTGCTTGTAAAGCTTGTACATATACTCAAACTGATAAGACGCCGAAGATAGCACAATGATCTTGTTGTTAGGCCAGCGGAACCGATCCTCCTCTTTCATATCGCCGCGCTTAATTAGTTCAGTCTCCAAGTCATATACTTGTTTTCTTTCTGTTGGGTTTTGAACTACAGAAAGGAATGGAATGATAACTTCGTTAAAGATTCTTTCCGGCATTAGCAAGAACTCGTCGATCATCATTCTGTGGAAGCGGAAGCCACGAAGTTTTTCACCGTCGCCAAGGGGTAGACAAGTGATCTTGCTTCTTCCGATCTCCATCGTCCACTCGTCAGAGCTTTTAGTACACTTGGTAATACATTGTTTTAAAAATGCGGCCTGCGGTTTTTCCGAAATCTCTTCGATCTTGCGGAAAATCATTTTTGCCTGACGAAACGTTTTACTAACGATGCCAATATGCACTCCTTGATTTAGAATCGCATCCAAGGATGCAAAAACTGCACAAGTGAAACTCTTAGAAAGACCACGACTCCAGACCATCATTGAATAGTCTGTCTCAAACATTGTCTTAATAGCAAGGTGTTGAAATGGGAACAGCTTTACGCCGCAGATCATCTCGGAAGAAAACGATATGTTATTGCGCAGGAACTTATAGAGTAGAATTTTTGCGTCCCGCTCTTCGATATAACCCTTTTGTTTAAGGATTTCTTCGTTTACCTTGTTGAAGGCGCTGTTTCGTTTTTGATTTCCTTCGATCCAAGCCATAAATAATCCTTGTCTAGAAAATATTGAACGTCCACATCCCAAAGCGGACTGCCAATAGTCAAAAGCTTTGGAATAAGAACCTCGCTGTTCTTTCTGTTACCCGAGAATATAAATTGACAATACCCCGCAAATTCGTGTTGCAGTAATCTCATGTTATGGTAAATAAATTTAAGATTCGCCTTATGAGGAGTAAAGTCATTATTACTATTTATACGTTCTAAAGTGGATTCCACGACAATAAACAGATAACACCCCATCTCCTTTGTCCTTTGAAGCTCGCGCTTGAACCTTTCTAGGTTATCTCCCACTAAAGTTCCTTTAAAATCAGACTCTGACTTGCGGTCCACAAATGTTTTTGTATAATTGGCCCCGCTGGCGGTGTAGTCGCCAAAATCTAGCTTAACTTGCTTCTCGTTTTTGAAACTTAAAGGTTGTTGTTCTCTAGTATCTACAAAGATTTCGATCTCAGAAAAGTCTTCGTGAAACTTTTTTGGCAGGCTTCTTCTGAACATAGGCTCTGCGCCAATTTCGTCGCAAGCTTTAGAATAAGAGCCAAAATGCTTCTTATACAAATCAATTGTAGGCATCTCGCTTGTCTCTAGCTCAAGATATGATGGAGCATACTTCAACTCTTTGCTCTCGATCCTGTGCGCGAGCATCTTTTTAATTTGAGCTTTTACTTTTTCTGGCGACTCTATCTCACACCATCGCAAAAGCTGATCTCTATTTTCAAAATCTCTTTCAAAATACAATTCCTTATCCCTAAATGGCAATAGCGTTCCTGTTAGCAGATTTTTACGGGGATAGTAAGTCGTATAGTACTCTGCTAAAGAAGTCTTATGCTTTTTTAAATGAGCATGCAAACTTCTTTCTGAGGGAAAAGTAAGATCGCATATTTTACACTGCATCATCTAATGATATACCAAGAATACGAGCTTTCCATTCTACCATACTCTCTAGTCTTTGCGCTTCATCCTTAACAAGAGATCTTTGCATTTCTGCAATTTTGACCATATTGGCGCGCTCTTCTTCGTCTTGAAACATCTGGACGATAGATAAAACAGAAGCATTTTCTTTTTGTTTTGCGTTGATTCTACCCGCCCTATCGCCTTGCAGTTTTTTAATAAGACTTTCGACGCGCCCTTCGCATTGGTGATACTCGCTACTTTTGGCCTTGATAATTTCGGCCAAACGAATACTCATCTCGTTCTGCTCTTGGGTTTCTTCAAACATCTTATTAAGCTTGTCTAAGTGTCGCGAAGTAGTTTCGAGGTTAATAATTTCTTTGCATACATTCATATACAAATTAACCTCGTCCGCAGTGAGATCAGGCTTGTCCCAAGTCATACGTATAAACTCGTCCTCAAATATTGTTCTGTCCTCTTGAGATGTGTAGCAATTGATGATCTTTTGGAAGCGGGAATTGGATAAATTGATACCAAGCTTATCTATGCAGTATTTATGGTGGCGGCTGATCTTTTCTTTGTTTAAGTTCTCGCCCGTAGCTGCATTGATTTTATTTATTACCCGCTCAACTGAGCGCGGTACTTGATATTTGACGCCAAGCGCGGTCTCATTCTCTGGCATAATGCCATTTCCAATTGAGCGCAAATACTCCATTACAGTACGGTGTTCAACACTTAACTGTACAACCGATTTGTCAGGATAAACAAGCTCTGCGATCTGAAGGCTAGCCGTACCCACTTTAGACTGAGCTTCAATAAAATCTTTTTGCTCATCAGTGAGTGGTAAGCTACCAACTTTCTGATATTTAGAAGTCTTATAATTAATTTTATTTGAAGCTAAAAAAGCCCTGATTGCAATGCCTTGCTTGCTTCTGCCATCCAACTCTTCGTCATTAAAGAACTTCCTTGTGATTAGATTTAAATCAGGAAATTCAGCGGCAAGCTTCTTGATCTTCTCTCCATCTTCTGGGGTAAATTTAATTTCTAGATTCATAGCCAGTAATGATGTCCTCGTTTTGTAGAATCTTTAAAGCGATCTGCTTAAAAAGCTTTTTTAAATTCTTGATTTGTTTGTACCCAGCCTTCTTGCCCTTTTCGTTTGTTTTGTATCCCATTTCTGCCGCCACCTTTTCTTCATCTGCTCCATCTATAAACAGTCTTGCGTAAACTTTGTATTGCTTTGGCGCCAGATAAAGCCTCATCTCTTCGTGAAGCCGATTCGCGCTGGACAATATGTCCAAACTAGAATCTTTCATCGCATAGACGTTATCTATGTGGCCTTCTATAGAAACAGAAAGCTTAACATCGTAAGCGCTCTTCTTTGTCTTTTCCCACTTTCTATAAAGCGGGCATTCAGAACACTGTAAACCGCTTGGGGTGATCGAGCAAGCTGGCGGCTCGTTACCCTGATTATACTTACAGCTTAAACAAGGGCGAACATAATTAGAATAATTATTCCTAAGAAGATTCTTTATTTGATTTGACGCTATTCTAGCTAGCCAAGGCTCAAGTGGGCGATCTTGCTTCCACATATGCCACTTCTTGGAAATGTGGAATCTGATTATTTGCGCCACATCTTCGAAATCCATCCAAGCGACAGCCCTTAGCTGCCACATATATCTCTGTTTCTCGATGATCCGATCTACTACGTCCTGCTTTTCTTCGTACTTAATCTTTCGCCTCATTCTTTGAGCTTCCGTATTTTTGAGGGGACAAGTCGGATATGCCATCACGACGAACTGGCTTGAACTTTTGAGTTCTTGCTGTCGTTGGCGAGCTAGAAAGCTCTTCTAAACTGAAGGCTCTAAAGCCTCCTTCGATAGAGATTTCTACGTCTAACTTGTCCAAATGAGGAAGCTCATTAATGTCACTCTGATCCTCTGAAAGCTCTTCGTCATCAGCAGGGGCTGAGACCTTTGGGGCTTGCGCTCTAGCCGAACTCTGCTGAACGGCTTTAGCCGTCATTGGCGAGCCGCATTTCGAACAGAAGTTAGGCGGAAAACCAGCATGTTGATGCTTTGCTCCGCAACTAGAGCAGAAAACAGTGGACATA